TTCTGCTCTGGCGGTGGCGGCGCGAGGCGCAGAAGAAGGACTAGTTTTGACGGCCGTCGCCTTGGCGATGGAACCCGTCATCACATTCGCAGCCTCGGCCGGCGTCATCGACGCGCAGACCGGCATCATTCGCGGCGTCTCGCTTATCACCAAGGGACCGGCGCTCGGTCACGGTGTGATGATCGACGACAAGACGCTGGAGCAGGTGAAGAGCGCCGCCGAGCAATACTCGGGCGGGCTCAAGGTGAAGCTCGATCACTCGGGCGGCGCAGGCGACATCGTCGGTTATATCGACACGCTGCGCATCGACGGCGAGAAGCTCCTCGGCGATTTGCACCTGCTCGAATCCTCGGTGCACCGCGCGTACATTTTGGAGATTGCCGAGCGGATTCCCGACACGTTCGGACTCTCGATTGCGTTCTCGGGTCCGTCGGAGAAGAGCGCGGACAAGCTCACGACTTTGCAACGGTGCTCGGAAATTTACTCGGTCGATCTCGTCAGCGAACCCGCTGCGAACCCGAACGGATTTTTCTCGCGTAAACTGAAACAACTTCAGAACGGCGAAATCGAGCAGCCCGAAGCAAAAATCGAAATAGAATTGCCCATGAACGAAGAAATGAAAAAGGCCATCGAGGGGATGATCCAATCCGCTATGATGAGCATGAACGACAAACTCGCGAAGCTCGAAGCTGCGCTGCCTCCTCCCGTTGAGAAACCCGCCGCCATGAGCGCACAGACCGAGGTCGTGCAACTCGCGGCCAACGCCGCGGCTCTCGCCGCTGTCAAAGAATTTGCCAAGTCTTTCGGCGCGCCAGCCGCTCCGATCGCCTCGGCCGAAGCTCCTAAACCCGCCGCGCAAGCGCAGAAGTTCGAGGACGTCGTCGCCGCTAAAGCTACCGAGCTCAAGGGCGACAAATCCTCGGCGATCTCCTTCGCGGTCAAACATCATGCCGAGCTCTACGCCGCCTACCGTGCGCGCGTGCAGGGCGGCGAACTCGTAAAACTCTAAAAAAACTACCATGGCTACTTCATTCCAAAATGCGGGCACCTTCGTCGCAAACTCGGCTATCACCGCGTTTCGCCTCGTGTCCATTTCCAGCAATCGCGGGGTCGGCCTTGCCGCCACCGCTTCTCTGCCTGACGGCGTCGCTTTGATCGACGCCGCCTCTGGCGACCAAGTCACCGTGCAGTTCCTTGGTGGCACCACCATCAAGGCCACTCTGCTCGCTGGTCCGGTCACCGTGGGTGACACGGTCTTCAGTGTCGCCTCCGGCCAAGTCGCCATCACCGGAACCGTTACCGTCGGCAAATCGCTGACTACCGCTTCCGACGCTGGCGCGATCATCGAGATGATCGTCAAGAACATCTAAACCCTAAAAAAATCTTACCATGTATACCAATTCAGCAGCTATTTTTCGCGGCGACATCGCCGGAGTCGTCGAGCAGGCCAAGGACTATGAGGCCGGTTTGATCGGCACTCAAGCGATGCCCATCCTCGACGTGCCCGTGCGCGCCGGTCAGTATCCTTCCTTCGTTCTCAAAGAGGGCCAGCTCCTCAAGAGTGACGTTAAAAACCGCGCCGCTTACAGCGCTTACGCTCGCGGCACGCGTGCGTTTAACCAAGACACCTACACGGCGTTGGAATATGGATACGAAGAGGCCGTTGACGATACCGTCACCCTCGACGTCGCCCGCTTCTTCGACGCAGAAGTGATCGCCGCCAAGCTCGCGAAACGGAAATTGCTCCTCGCTCACGAGCTTCGCGTCGCTGCAAAACTGTTCGATAATACCGTGTTCACCGCGACCAATTCGGCCACGGCGTACACGACGGCGAATCTGGCCACGTTCGACGTGGGCGCCGACGTGCAAGACGCCATCGACCGCTTGCTCGCAAAGGGCGAGAGCGTCACGAACTTGGCTGTTATTCTATCCAGCCCCGTATGGAGCAGAATCCGTGCTTCTACTAAATTCCAGAATCGCCTTCGCGGCGCTGGCATTTCGTCCGACACGATCCTCAACGCCTCGCAGCAAGCGGCGGCGGAGGTGTTCGGCGTCAACCAAGTGCTGATCGGACGCGCCAGCTACGACACCGCCCCTGAAGGCGTGGCGTTTGCCTCTGGCAACGTCTGGTCTAACGCTCTGATCTGGGTGGGCTCGGTCACGCAGGCTTCATCCGGCTTCTTCGGTGGCGGCGCTGGCTTCACGCTCAACTGGTCCGAATACGGCCCAGCAATCGGCGTATCGACCTACCGCGAAGAGGCGATCAAATCCAACATCGTGCGCGCGTCGCACTTCGTTGCCGAGAAGGTCGTCAATGCAAATGCGGGTCAGCTTATCACAACCCAGTTCAGTTGAAATTGAACTAGGTTTTAGAACAGCCCCACGCCTCACCGCGTGGGGCTTTTTGTTTTGACGCTCTGGCGAGATTCGCCACACCGGAGGCAACACACAACATGACAATTTCCCTCTGCGTCATTGCCGGCAACGAGACCGCGCACATCCGAACGATGCTGGATTCGTTCGTCGGCGTGATCGACGAACTCTCACTGGTGCGCGCGATCGGCTCGCAGGAGCCAGACGACACGGAGCAAATCGCCCGCGACTGGTGCGAGCGCAACGCGGTCCCGATCGTGTTCTCCGACTACCGCAACGGGGTCACTGCGCAGGCGTGGCGGCACGTCGATTCGTTCGCGAGGGCTCGCAACCAAGCGTTCGCGCAAGGCACCGGCGATTGGCTTGTATGGGCGGACTGCGACGACGTGCTGACCGACGCGGCGGATCTCCGCGAGAGGCTGAAGGAGCTCACGGAAGACGTGCTTATGCTGCGCTGCCCGTACGACGTGCGCGGGACCGGCAAGAAGTTGCAACGCGAGCGAATCATTCGGCGCACGGCGTTTGCCTCGGGGCGAGTCTGGCATCACGACGTGCACGAAAACCTGCTCCTGCTGCCGAACGATCTCCACAACGAGTGGACGGTGCCGGTCTGGCGGCATCAGCCCGTCGCGATCAAGCAGAGCAACCGCAAGCGCAACCTAGCAATCCTCGGGCGCAGCGTGGCCGAGTCGGCGACCCAATACTTTTACATCCACCAAGAACACTACTGCGCAGGCAACAAAACAGCCGCTGAGCAGTTCGGCCGCATCGCTCTCAGCTTCCCGAACCTCGACGACAGCTTCAGATACGAGGTGCAGCTTAACCTCGCGCGGCTCGTGGCGTCACGGCGCGAGGCATTGCAATTCGCGCTCGGTGCGCACGGCGTCTTCCCGTGGTGCCGCGAGGCTATCGCGTCGGTCATCATGCTCGCATTCGAGCGCAACGACGGGCGGCGCGCGAGCTTCTGGGCACAGCGGATGCTATCGCTACCCGAGCCGGTCGAGAAAGACCGACCGTGGACGCACGAGGTGAAGTGGTACGGCTGGGCCGGTCTCGATCTCGCCGCCAGGTCTTACCGGCTGGCGGACAAGCCGAGCAAGGCCGATGGGCTTCAGTGGGCTTTTCACAAGTACGCGCAACCGGCCATTCGGCTCACGCAGAAAACCCTCGGCGACTCGACGCGATCGGTCTCGTTTCGCGAAGCGTGGCTCGCGACGGCAGCGCAGCCCGAAACCGTCGAGCACTTGTTTCTGGTGCGACCCGACGACAAGGAGACGATGGCGATGTCGAAGCAGTTCCTGCACGACGTAGGGCAACCGCGGGCGGTGGAACGCGCCATGATCTCGGTGCACATCGAGGACGGCATGGTGCCGCCGCACGACTGGGACAAGCTCGTCATCGCGAGCGGCGTGACACTGATCGACGCGGAGAACATCAAAGAAATCCTCGTCGCGAAGAAGCCGTGAGCACGCCGGCAATCATCGTTTGCACGGTTAATGCCGCGTGCCTCGACGTGATGACGGCTTCGTTGAACGCCTACGTTCCGCGCGAGGTCGAGAGGTATGTCCACCATAAGGTCGGGGCGAACTTTGGGGACGCCTACAACTTCGCGGCGCGCGAAGCCTTCAAGCGCCACGACGAGATTCTGGTGTGCAACGATGACATCGTCTTCACGCCGACAACGTGGGCCGTGCTCCTCGCCGACGTCGCTCATCTCCGCAAGGTCGTGCCCAATCTCGGCTACGTCGCGACGCGCTCGGACTACGCACGCGGCGAGCAGAACGTCCGCAGCGGGCGCGGCAAAATCGACTTCCTTCGTTACGAGTCCGAGCGTCACATCGTCGAAACGCCGGTCATCGCGCCGATTTGCGCGTGGATTCACCGCGACGCGTGGGTGGATTTCCCGCCGATAAATTGGTTTTCGGACGACGTGCAATGCGCGGACATGAAGCGCCGGCACTTCATCTCGCGGGCCTACGTTCACCACGTCGGATCGCAGACCTGCGGGCAGGACGCGCAACGGTGCTACGAGGACGCGGAGCCGTGGCTTCTCGCGAACCGACCAGAGCTGCACGCGCGGTTTTATTTTACAGGCGCGACATAGGTATGGCAGCCGTGCGAGACTTCGACCCGACGCAGATCAATTCCGACTTCTCGGCGATACTTTTGCAGGCGGGCATCTCGTTTACGTATCAGGGCGTGAGCGTCACGGGCGTCTGGTCTTCCTCGCGTGACGCGTTCTCGGAGTTCGAGGACCAGCGCCGGGCCGACAGCAAGTTTACCGTCTTCCTTTTGACATCGAGCGTCAGCGCCGTGCCGCAGGTCACGCAGACGCTTTCCCGCGCGAGCATTACCTACTTTATCGAGCGAGTGACGCTCGATGCCGAGGGCGCTGGGTGCGAAATCGAAGTCTGCAAGTCGATATGATCGACATCGAAGTCAGTTTCTCGCGGCTTGAGTATCAGCTCACGCGGCTCGCGCTTGCGGCAAAAGTGGACCTCGGGCTGGTCATCAAGGAGGAGGCGAAATACGCGATTCAAACCATCGTCAAATTCACGCCACCCAAGAGCAAGCAGCAGGGGGCGAACGCGGTGCGCGCAGATTTTAGCAGGCTGGCGGAACCGTTGGTTTTCCAGGACCTGCAAGCGAAGGCGACCAAGGGCGGATTCTACAAGTCGATGGCGCGATACGTTCGAAATCGCGACGTCGAGAAGCTGCGCGCGCTTTTCAGAAATCCGAACCTGACGCACTATTACGGCCGGCCGTTGCTTGAGAACGAAGACGCGATCAAGAAATACCACAAGGACCAGCGAAACGATCGCGGCAGAATCAGAGGCAAGCCGCGAGTTCTCGCGTTCGGGTCCGACTTCCGCCGAGTCAGGTCAATCATGGAAGACCGCGTGGGCTGGACGGTCTCGGGCTGGAACGCATCGGCGAAAGTAACCGGCGCGCGCTACAAGAAATTCAGCGACAAACTGAAACCGCAGGCGGGCGGAAACATTCGTTTCGGCTCGGTGCAATCGAGCTTCGGGCCGCAGCCATTCATCAAGGCCACGGCGCACAACGTGAAGATTCCGAACTACCAGCGCATGATCGACGCGGCTATCAATTCACGGACTCGAACCACGGCGAAGAAAGTCGCCGCCGTCCTAGCCAATCGCGCCGTAAACCTAGGCTTCACCCGCGTCGGCGGAGCAATGCCAATCAAAACAGCCGCATGAGCACACGCACCAACATCCGAACAGCGACGGCGAACGCACTCACCGGCGCGCTCGTCGTTCCGACCGCCAACATCCTGCGCGGGCGCAATAACACGATCGCGAGCATCTCGTTTCCCGCCGCTGCCGTTTACGCGGTCAGCGAGCAGATCGAGGTGCGCACGCTCGGGCCGAGCAACCGCACGCAATACCGGCAACTGCAACTCGTGGTCGATTACTTCACCGCCGAGAGCGGCACCTACCTGATTGACGACCTTTTCGACACCGGCAGCGCAGCGGTCGAAGCCGCAGTCCTCGCCGACGTGACGCTCGGCGGTCAATGTCGAGATCTCCATTTGACGAGCGTCGATTATGTGATCGAGCCCGACGAGGACAGGCGCTTCGGCACGGCTCGGCATACTTTCAACTGCATTTATTTAACCACCGACTAAAATGGCAAACCACCTCGGGCGAGAAGGTCTCGTCAAAATTTCCACCACTGCAATCGGCGAGCTGCGTAACTACGCTCTCAGCCACTCCTCGGACACCGTCGAAGACAGCGTAATCGGCGACACCTACCGCACGCGTCTCGCGACCATGAAAACGTGGAGCGCATCAGGCGACCTCTACTGGGACGAGACCAACGCCGGCCAACTCCTGATCACCATTGGCAGCGTGGTCACGCTCAACCTTTATCCAGAAGGCGACACGGCTGGGGACATCTATTATGGCGGCTCGGCGATCGTCACCAAGTTCGACATTTCCGCCAGCTTCGACGGCATCGTGGAAGGCTCAATCGCCTTCGAGGGCAACGGTGCTCTGAGCACGTTGACCGCCGTCTAACGTCAGGAAAACACACACAACACATGGAAGCAATCGACCTGGTCAGAGAACATTTCGCATCACTCGGCACGCGCAAAATCGACGTGCCAGAGTGGAAGCTCGTGGTGCACGCATCGCCCGTCACGCTCGGCGAAAAAAACCGGCTTTATCGTCGCAGCAAAGAGAACGACATGGAGTTGCTCGTCGATATCCTGATAATGAAAGCGACCGACGAGCACGGCGCGAAGCTGTTCACGATCGAGCACAAGCCGACGCTGTTGAACAAGGCCGACAGCAACGTCGTGGGCCGCATCGCCAATGCGATTCTCGCCGAAAACGGACCGAGGCCTGACGACTTAAAAAACTGATTCACGGCGGGGAGGCCGCCGACTTCCTCGCCGTGTATGCTCTCGCGGATCGTCTCGGCAAATTCGCAAGTGAAGTTCTCGCCATGCCGGCGCAGGAATTGAACGGCTGGCTCGTTTACATCGAACATCAAAACCGCAAAATAAAGCATCATGGCTGAAGCATCATTCACACTGCGGGCGGTGGATTCGACACGGGCGGCGTTTGCGAGCGTGCAGAACTCGCTGACGAAGATTCACTCGACGGCGAAAATTGTCTCAACCGGAATGGCGACCTTCTTCGGATTCTCTGCCGCAATCAGCGGCGCGAGAAGGCTGAACGCGGCGATGGAAGATGCGGAAAAGAACGCCAAGAAACTCGGTTTGAGTAGTGAAGATTTGGATGCGTTGACGGTCGCGACAAACTTTGTGGATGTTGCAATGATGAAGTTGCAGGCGACGGCCGCGAAAGGGATCGGTGCATTCGCGAGACTGTTTTCGGGTGCTCAAACCGGAGCAGACGCAGCCGCGGCACGCATCACTCGCATTTCTCCCGAGCTGGAAAAGCTGAAGAAACAAGCAGACGACGTGCGCGATTCAATCTCGATGATCGGAGCAACAGACTCGGTGAAATTTGCCGCAATCGGTGACGAAATCGCAAAGATCAATCGCGAGATAGACCAGAGCAACAAGTCGGTTGACGCAGAGAAAAATGCTGAGCGTGGCGTCAGGATTGCCGAGTTGCAAAAAACTCAGGCCGAGCAGGCCTACGCAGCTTTTAAGTCGATGGATGAGGCGATGGGCGCAGTTGCAAAAACCGAAGCCGATTATGCGATGTCGCTGCTTTCTGAAACGGAGCAACAGACGAAGAACAATGCTGCAATCAAGGAAAAGGAACGGGCATTGCTTAGTCTGAAATCAGCGCTCGGGGACAAAATCAATTCCTTCGACATTACCACCGCGAGTCCGCGTGACATCCAAATGATGGATGAGTTGAAAATGAAACTCGGGGAATACAACGAACTCCTCGGCAAGCGTAAGGTGATGGAAACCGACCTGCAAATCATCGCACGAAATGCCGGAAACATTCTTGCATCCGGTTTCGAGGACGCAATCTTCAGCGGGCAAAAACTCGGCGAGGTCATCCGGTCGCTGGGCATGGATTTAATGCGGATGGTGTTTCAGCAGACCGTGACCGCACCGCTTGCGGCGGGCATCAGCGGCGCAATCTTGAAAGGCTTCCGCGCCGAGGGCGGACCCGTCGGCGCAGGCGGTGCCTACGTCGTCGGCGAAAAAGGCCCAGAGCTCTTCGTTCCACGCTCCTCCGGCAGCATCGTGCCGAACGGCGCAATGAGCAGCAGCGGCGGAAGCTCGGGCGGCGTCACGGTCAACTACAACATCGCGTCCGGCGTCTCGCGCTCCGAGCTCGTGCCAATCCTCGAACAAGAGCGGCGTCGCCTCAAGGCCGAGATTCCCGACATGGTGCGGCGCGGGGGCAGCTATCGCGCAGCGTTTGCTTAACCATCATGGCTATCGGCTACCCACTCAACCCGCCTAGTCCGTTCAATCTCTCGCGGCTCTCATTCACGGGCGTCTCGGCGGTCTCGCGGAATATGTCGCCGTTCACGATGCAGGTCCAGCAGTACAACTGGCCAGGCCAAGCGTGGCTCGGGTCAGTCGATTGTCCGCCGATGGTCCGCGCGGATGCTGAGGCCGTGATTGCGTTCCTACTCGCGGCGCAACGCGGCACGTTTTACTTTCAGGACTACGCCAACCCGACGAATCGCGGGGGCGTGACGGGAACGCTGACCGTTGCGACGGCGACCGCAAACTCCACCACGCTCACCTACACGAACACGGGCGGCTCGGGCTCGTTTGCGCTGGGCGACTGGATTCAAATCTCCACGAGCCTCTACAAAATAATCAAGGTGGATGGCGCGACGCTCGACGTGTTCCCCGTGCTGCGTTCGAGCTACGCCGCCACGACGCCGATCATTTACGGCAAGCCCAACGACGCAGCTCGCGCTCAAGGCATCTTTCGGCTCGCATCTGGCTCAACCGAGTGGTCAATCGACCTCGCCTCGATTTACGGGGTGAACTTCTCAATCATCGAGGACGTCGCATAATGAGCATCACAACCGCAGGCCGCACGATCTCGGCGGACATGGTCACGGAGGTCACTACCGCGCAGCTCTCGCCGATCCTCATGGCGCAGCTCAACTTCTCCACGCCTGTTTATTTGTGGAGCGGTTACGGCACGATCACATACAACAGCATTGGCTACCTCGGGCTCGGCA